CGCTGCGACCACGGCGCAGCTCACCGACGCGACGACCGCCTACCACAACCTGCTGACCGGCAAAGCCGTCGTCCGGGTCAAGGACCAAAACGGCGAGGAACTGGAATATAGCCAGGCCAGCGCCGTCAAGCTGCTGGCCTACATCCAGACGCTCACCGATCAACTGAATCCCGCCCATCGTCACAACGCGCCCATGAGGTTGTCGTTTTGAGCCTCGACGCTGAAATCGAGGCTCTGATCGGTCCTGCGACCGCAGGCCCCCACGACGTGGTCGCGGACGTGGCCCTCCCTGACGCCGGTTCTCCTGGGTCAGGCGCAGGGAGGGCCACGATGAGTACGCCTGGTGACCTGTCGGGTGCGCCGGTCAGCGGCGGCATGGTCGGTGGCGCGTTCGACACTGCGGCGCACTACGACAACCAGCTCGAAAACTGGATGCCGGGCCTCGGCAGCGCCGACCTCGATATCCTGCCGGCCAAGCCGTACATCGACGCGCGGACCCGAGACTCGTTCCGCAACGACGCCTACGTGCAGTCGGGCGGCGAGATCCTGAAGGACACCATCGTCGGTTCGCACTTCGTGCTGAACTGCAAGCCCGAGACCACCGTCCTCGGCCTCGACGACACCTGGGAAGAAGAGTTCCAGGAAGAGGTCGAGACCAAGTTCACGCTGTGGTTTGAGAGCCCGATGCACTGGATGGACGCGTCGCGGATGGGCACCGGCACGGACTTCGTGCGCCTGGCCACGGGCATCATCGCTATGGCCAACGAGTTCCTGGCCGCCGCCGAGTGGACCACGGACGGGCGCCCGTTTCAGACCGCGGTGCAGGCGATCGACCTCGACCGGCTGTCGAACCCGATGGGCATGTTCAACAACCCGCTGCTGCGCGGCGGGGTGGTGCGCGACATCTTCGGCGCGCCGGTGGCCTACAAGATCCGCAAGGCGCATCCGGCCGACTTCACGATGTACGCGAACCTCGACCCGTTCGTCTGGGACACCGTGCCGATCCGCAAGCCCTGGGGCCGGCAGAACGTCCTGCACATCGTCGAGCGCAACCGGCCCGACCAGTCGCGCGGCATGTCGCAAATGGCGTCGATGTTGAAGGAAACCCGGATCGGCAAGACGCTGCGCGACGTGGCGCTGCAGAATGCGGTCGTCCAGGCCACTTACGCCGCCTCGATCGAGTCAGATCTGCCGAGCGAAACGGTGATGGCGCAGATGGGCGGCGGGGCGCCCGGCGGCTTCGCCGCGGCGCTTGAGCAGTACATGACCGGCTTCCTCGGCCAGGTGGCCAAGTATGCCGGCAACTCGCGCAACCTGCGGATCAACGGCGCCAAGATCCCGCATCTGCTGCCCGGCACCAAGCTGCACATGAATCCGGCGTCCACGAACGGAAGCCCGATGGGCGGCGAACTGGAGTCGTCGATCCTGCGCTACATGGCCGCCGGCATGGGCGTCTCCTACGAGAGCCTGAGCAAGGACTTCTCCAAGGTCAACTACTCGTCGTTCAAGGGCGCCGAGGCGCAGGCGCTGAAGTCGATGCGCGGCAAGAAGAAGCGCGGCGCCGACCGGGTGGCGACCTGGATCTTCCGGCTGTGGCTGGAAGAAGCGATCAACGCCGGGGAGATCACCTCGCTGTCGAAGAAGGCGCCGTCGATCTACGACGCCAACGGAATGCTCGGCACCACCTTCGACGCCTACACGTCGTGCGAGTGGATCGGCGCCAGCCTCGGCCAGATCGACGAACTGAAGGAAACCCAAGCCGCGATCCAGCGGGTGCTGTTCGGTCTGTCCACCTGGGAGGCCGAGCTCGGCCGCCTCGGGAAGGATTGGCGCAAGGTCTTCAAGCAGATGAAGCGCGAGATCGACGCCATGGAGAAGCTGGGCATCCTGCAGAACATGACCATGAACATGCAGAACGCCCTGCTGAATTCGACCAGCCCCAATGAGCCCGGCGAAGAGAAGACCAAGACGGGCGGCGGCGCTGCCGGGGCGGCCGTGAGCGCGATGATGCGCCAGGCGACGACCGCGCAATCCGAAGGAGACCGAGCGTGACCAACCCTCTTCTGAGCCGGTTCGTCGGCGCGGCCGTGGCGGCGTTCATCGCCCCCGAGACGCAGCCGCGCTTCGACGCCTGCCTGACCCAGGCGCACGCCGTGATGCAGTCGGCCGACTTCGTCAACGCCACGCGTGCGGACACTGGCGACTTCTGGTCGGCCGAGCCCGGTAGCTACTTGGCCAGTTTGCGCCCCTACGTGGTCAAGGACGGCGTGCTCCAGATCCCGGTGAAGGGCGTGCTGCTGCACGACTTCCCCTACGCCCTGTTCGACTGGGCGACCGGCTACGACTACATCTGGAAGGCGTTCGAGCGCGGCATGGGCGACCTCAACGTCAAGGGTATCGCCCTGCTGGTCGATAGCGGCGGCGGCGAGGTGGCCGGCTGCTTCGACTGCGTCGATCGGATGTTCGCGCTGAAGGGAACGAAGCCCGTCCGGGGCTACGCCAGCGAGCACGCCTACTCGGCGGCATACGCGATCATCTCGGTCTGCGATCAGATCAACGTCTCGCGCACCGGCGGCGTCGGCTCGATCGGCGTGGTCACCGGTCACATGGACGTCAGCGGCGCCATGGAGAAGGCCGGGCTCAACTGGACCTACATTTTCGCCGGCTCTCACAAGGTCGACGGCAACCCTTACGAGGCGCTGCCGAAAGACGTGAAGGCCCGCATTCAGAAGCGCATCGACGCGCTTTACGCCGTGTTCGTGTCCAATGTGGCGCGCAACCGAGGGATGGAAGAGGCAGCCGTTCGGGCGACCGAAGCGGCCTGTTTCACCGCCCAAGAAGCCCTGTCGAACGGGTTGGCCGACACCATCGGCTCGCTTGACGACTCCCTGGCCGACTATGCGGCCGACCTCTGTCCTCCTGAAGGAGACGAAGCAATGTCCACTGCAAAGGACGGAACGGTCGAAGCGGCCGTTCACGAATCCGCCCTCGCCGCCGCTACGGCGACCGCCACCGCCGCCGGCAAGACCGAAGGCGTGCAAGAAGGCGCGCTAACCGAACGCGCCCGCATCAAGGCCATCCGCACGTCGGAAGAAGCCGCCGAGCGCCCGGTCGCCGCCGAGTCCGTCGCCATGAACACCGACATGTCGGTGGAAGCGGCGCGCACGTTCCTGGCGTCGCTGCCGAAGGAAACGACCGCCCCCGCCGCTTCTGGCACGCAGGGCAACCCGATCTTCACCGAGGTGATGGCCCGCACGCCTAACCCAAACGTCGGCCAAAGTGCCGGTGACGAGGAAGCCGGCGCGCTCGATCCGAAGTCGGCCGACTACGCGCTGATGTGCGCCAACGCCTTCGGCGTCGCGGGCCTGAAGCCGGCGCTCAAGCACTAAGGGGCCTCCAACCCCTCGCCCTGAAACCCCTCTAAGGAGGTCACCATCATGACCACTCCCGTTCCGTATCCCGAACTGGGCCTCGCGTCGTTCGATCAGCTCGACACCTGGACCCAGTCGTTCCTCCTGGCCGGCTCCGATCCCGAGCTGCTGTCCTACAGCGGCTTCGCGTTCGAGCAGAACCAGAACCTGCCGATCTACACCGTGGTCGGTTTCAACGCCCGCAAGAAGCTGGTGCCCGCGACGGTCGGCTTGGCGAACACCACGTTCGTCGAGAACGCCACGGTCAATGCGGGCGGCACCGGCGGCACGCCTGGCGCCGTTGTCGTCACCGGCACGACCGGGACCGGCACTAAGTTCCAAGCCAACGGCATCATCTCGGCCGGCGGCGTGCTGACCTCGATCACGTCGATGCAGGTCGAAGGCGTCTACACCGTCAATCCGACCAGCCTCACGGCCGAACCGGTGACCGGTGGCGGCCTGACCGGCGCGACCTTGGCCCTGACGATGGAAACGCAGGAGACCGACACCGAAGTGATCGTGGCCTCGTTCGTGACCACGCAGGCGATGGTGACCCCGGTCGGCAACGACACGATCACGGCGCCGGTTTGGTTCTCGGGTTGCTTCAATATCCGAGCGCTGAACTACGACTCCTCGTTCACGACCGACCAGGAGAAGTACCGGGCGTTCCTCGGCGCCCCGAGCCCGACCCAGATCATCGTCCGCAAGCGCCAGTCGGACACCTGATCGCACGCCAAACCCACGGGACAACCATGCCCGCAGTTTCAACACCGTGTTGAGATTGCTCAGAAATTAGGAGTCATCTGCGATGACCACTTACGCCGCCTCCAACCCGTACGAGCTCTGGGACCTTCACAAGTCCCTCGGCGTCATGCGGAACGTCATTCCCGCGTTCACCTACTGGACCGACCTGTTCTCCGGGGAAGTGAACTCGACCGACGAGTACATCGACTTCGAGAAGCTGCCCGCCCTCAACCGCCGCCTGGCGCCCTTCGTGCGCCCCGCCGGC